GCTCAATCTACTGATAATGCTGGTGTTATGGTTAGTGGTGCAGTATCAACAGCAGCTACTTCTTGTATTGCTGTAAATGCTGCGTAAGAAATATTAATATTACTGCGTTCGGGTGGCGCCTTGTACCACCCGCTTTTAAGGAGAAAAAAGATGCCTAGTAATAACAGGTTACTTAGATCAGGTGTTAAAGTAGAAAAGGTAAAGCAGGCTAAAGTAATAGATCCTGAATTTGGTTGGCCAAAAAGGCTTTACCATAATGATAATCGTACTGGAGAAGTATTTCAAACTAAGTCAGAGCAGGAAAAAGCATTTAAGCTTGGATGGGTTGAATCACCAGCTGGCTTTAAAGGAAAAGAGAAAACTAGGGAAGAACTTTTGGATGAAAGAGAGAAGGCTTTAGATAAGAGGGAGAAAGAGCTGGAAGAAAAAGAAAAACCTGTCTTTGGATCATTGCTTTCAGACAAAAAGTCAAAATCTGACCTTTCTGACAAGAAAACAAAAAAGGGTGAAAAATAATGTTAGTCTCAGAAGTAATAAATGCTTCGGCAAGAAAGCTTGGTGTTAAAGCAAGCGGAGAGAATCTTGAACCAGAAGAACAAGAAGATTGTTTATCTGCTTTGCAGTCGATGTTAAGGTCTTGGTCAGCTGAGAAGATTAATGTCTTTTCTTCTGTGTACGAGACGCATGCGTTAGTTGCTGCAACAGGGGCGTATACCTGGGGTGACGGCGGGGATATAGATTCTTTGCGACCTAACCAGTTGATAGGTGCAGCTGTTCTTGATAGCTCAGATATTACTCATGCAGTAGATATTATTTCTGAGGGGAAGTATAGAAAAATATCATCTAAAACTACCAGCGGAAGACCGCATAGTTGTTATTTGAGTTACACCTATCCGTTAATTATTGTCTATGTCTACCCGGTTCCGTCGGCTGCTGAGTCTTTGGTTTTGGAGAGTTTGAAACCCTTTACAGAAACTAGCTCGTTTGAGACTGTAGCTGATACACTCAGCATGCCAGTAATATATGAGGAACCTATTATTTATAACTTGGCTGTACGAATTGCTCCGGAGTTTGGAAAGACAATTCCTGCAAGTGTTGTAGCTATAGCAAATAGTTCGTATAATAGGCTTATAACAAGAAATTCAGCAAACTACGTAGAACCTGTAAGTATTATTGTGCCTGCAGGGTCTAGAGGTAGTTATAACATAAACATAGGATAAAATTATGGAATTGCCGTTTACTGGAGGGGCGTATACAGAACGCAGTACGAATGTTAATGCGCAGAAGTGCATAAATTTATTTCCTTCTGTTGATCAGATAGGAGCAAAGAATGATACAGTGCTGTATGGAACACCTGGACTTGAAGTTTTTAGTACTCTTACAGCAGGTACTACATACCCTATTAGATGTATGCATGTTTTTGGAAGTATTCTTTATGTTGTATCTGGAGCAACTGTTTATTCTGTAGACACAGATGGAACAGCAACTGATCTTGGTGACATTACTACAACAACTGGTGCGGTCTTTATGGCTGATAATGGTACAGAAGTTATTATAGTTGATGGGACAGCGAGTGGGTATTTAATTACAGCGGATGTGCTAGCAATAATTGCAGATGCAGATTTCCCAGTTGCTTCGAGTGCTACTTACCAGGATGGGTATTTTATTATTACATCAAGTTCTGGAACAATTTATATCTCTGGTTCGTACGATGGGACATCTTGGGATGCATTAGACTTTGCTTCAGCGGAGGCTAATCCAGATGATGCAGTTAGAGTGTTATCTAATTCTCATGATCTTTGGATTTTTGGAGAAAAAACTACAGAGATATTTTATGATTCTGGAAATGTAGATTTTCCTTTTGTTAGAATTTCTGGTGCAGTTATTGATATAGGAACTGATGTTCCGGACTCTTTACTTAGTATTGACGGAAACCTTTATTGGTTTTCAAACAAGAATAAAGTTGTAAGAAATTCTGGGTATCAAGTACAGGTAATTTCAACCTCACACATTGAGTATCAAATATCAACATATAGTACTGTGTTAGATGCAAAAGCCTTCACGTATACAATAGCAGGGCATGTTTTTTATGTCTTGGTTTTTCCGACAGAAGATAAAGTCTGGGTTTACGATATTACTACAGGATTTTGGCATGAATGGCAAAGTTATTCTACAACTACAGATAGAACTCCTTGGGGTAGGCATAGAGCTATTGATGGTATAACTTTTGATAGTAAGCAAATTGTAGGAGATTACGAGAATGGTATTTTATATGAACTGAAGATGAGTGTTTATACAGATAATTCATATGAAATACGCAGAATTAGAGCTACTCAAGTTATAAATAAAGAAAGACTAAATGTTATTTGGCATAGGTTAGAAGTTGATTTTGAAACTGGTGTTGGACTTACTGGCGGTGTACAGGGAGAAGATCCGCAGGCTATGCTTCAGTGGTCAGATGATGGTGGACATACTTGGTCAAACGAGTATTGGAAAGATATTGGAAAAGTTGGTAAATACGAAACTAGAGTTGCGTGGAAAAGGTTGGGAAAATCAAGGAATAGAATTTTGAGATTAACAATTTCAGATCCAGTGAAAGTTGTTATGCTTGGTGCGTATGCTGAGCTTGAGGAGTGTACAGTATGAGTGAAAGACCTCCTTTTAGAGAAGAAATGTTTGTCTCTCCTGGAATTATGAGTCAGATATGGATAAAGTATTTTAATAAACTTATAGTTACCAGTGTACTGACTGAAATAGTTTTGGGTACAGCTGATCAAATAACTATTACTGACAACGGTGATGATACAATTACTCTTTCTTTACCTCAGGATATTGATACAGATGCAGATGTAGAATTTGATAGTGTTACACTTGGCGATCTTACAGCAAGCAGAATGTTATCAACTGATGCAAATAAGAAAATTATTAGTATTGCAAATCTTGCTTCTTGGGTAGCAGGGACAGCTAATCAGATAACTGTAACAGATGATGGTGATGGTACAATAACGCTAGCAGCTCCACAAGATCTCCACACTGGAGCAACTGTTACATTTGCAGGAGCTAATGTTGGAGCAGGCGCAAATCAAGTACAGATTGATAGTACTGGAGAACTTACATTACACGGTACTGCTAAAGTTTACGGTCATACTCGAGTCAGCGCGGCCTCTTGGAAACCGGGTGCTACTGCTCCAACTGCAAGTCGCTTAAGTGTCTTTCCTACTTTGGTATTTGCTGAAGGTGATGATGCACATTATTCTTTACTTTGTCCTTTCAGAATGGAAGCAGATTCGGTAGTAGAAGTTGAAGTAGACTTTTGTCACCAAACTGCTGCAAATACTGGTACTGCTGATTGGGAATTAGAGTATAATAATGTAGAAGTTGGTGAGTTAGTAACAGGAGCAACTACTACTATACACAAAACCTCTGGAGCTACTGCAGTAAATAGACTTGAAAGAGTTACACTTACTACAGGAATTGTTGGGGCTGTTGCAGATGATGATATAGGAATGATACTAAAATATACTAATGTTGGAACTTGTGGAGTTAATGTAGACTTAATTCAAGTTCACTTTCATTTCTTAGTGGATAAATTGGGGGAGTCAACATAATGAAAATTTGTTTAGTTTGCCATAAATACGATGTACCTCTTAGTGATCCTTGTTGTTATCCGCTGGGATTTATGTATGTTTCAGGTGTTTTAAAGAAACAAGAGCATGAGGTTAAAGTGCTGAATTATAATCTCTTTGATTATGATTTTGTAGAGGAAGTAAAAAACCAGGATGCTGTGTTGTTTACGGGGTTTGAGGAATTTGCTAAGTACATTATTCGAGATGCTAAGATTTGTAAAGAGTTGGGAATTTGGACTGTTGTGGGTGGAGCACTTGCAACCTTTCTTCCAGAGATTATGAAAAAGTATGTTGATCAAGTAGTTCAAGGTGAGTTCGAAGAAACGTCAAATATTGACTTTATTCCTTGGCCGGATTACGCAGGCTTTGGAATAGAAGAATATCATAAAAGACATGATAATAAGTATATGGGTATTCTGACTTCTAGAGGTTGTCCATACAACTGTACTTTTTGTTCTCAGACTTGTAAATTTAGAACTAGAAGTTTGGGAAAGGTTTTTGGAGAAATTGAATTTTACAAAAGAAAATATAAAATTGATACTATAGTATTTAACGATAATACTTTTAATCTGTCTAAGCCTAGATTTATGAAAGTCTGTGAGTGGTTGAAAGGAAAGAATTTAGAGTGGGGAGCGAGTATTCGCTGTGATATTTTTGACGAGGAAATGGTAAAAGCTGCTAAAGAAGCAAATTGTTATTATTTTATTGTTGGTATTGAATCGTTTAATCAGGAAAGGCTTGATAAGATAAATAAGAGAGTTAAGGTAGAAGATATTTATAAGACCTTAGACTTATTACATAAGTACAAAATTAAATATCACGGTAATGTTTTGCTTGGCTTTGAAGATGAAAGCTATGCAGATATAGCACAAGAGATAAAAAGAATTCCAGAAAAGTATTATGTATTTCCTCAACTTGTTCAGCCGTTCATAGGCACAAAAAATGGAAAGAATAGATTAATTACAGACAAGCAAGTTGAGTATTTAGACAAAGCTTTTCTTGATTACATTGTAAGTCAGGGGCTTTATCAATACCCAGCGCTTGAAAAAATAAAGGAGGCAGCATGATAAAAGAATGGACAGCAAAGAATGGTAGAGAAAGTATGCGACATACTGAATTTTTAAAAGCTTTTGAGCAAGCAACTGATATGGTTAAAGTTGATGTTCAATATGCTCATGACGTATATCAAGAAATGCTTGAGTCTGGTATATGCAAAGTATTTTATGCTGAAACAGATGATGGGATAATCCAAGGAACTATAGGGTTTATTATATCTAATGATTTACATGACGGAAAGAAAATTGCTATTGAAGCTTTCTGGTTTGTTGATCCAAGCTATAGAGGTATTGGTAAGCAGTTGTTTAACAAGTTTGAAGAAGAAGCTGAAAAACTTGACTGTAAAAAGCTTGCAATGATACATATGGTAGATTCTTATCCAGAATCTCTTAAAAAGTTTTATGAAAAGCAAGGATATAGTTTACTTGAAATGCATTACATAAAGGAGATTTAATCATGTCAGCAGTTTCTGGAATAGTAGGAGCAGGTGCGGCAAAAAGTGCAGGGAAGTCTCAAGCAAAAGCAGCAATAGATGCTGCTAAAATATCAGCTGATGTACAGTTAAAGATGTTTGAGCGGGGTGTAAGATTAACTGAGCCTTGGAGAGAAGCTGGAGAAGAAGCTCTTGGTGTTTTGCAAGAAAGGGTAACTGCCGGGCCTGGAGAGTTTGATTACGAAAAAAGTCCAGGGTATGATTTTAGGCTTGCGGAAGGAGAGAAAGCTATTGAGCGTAGCGCTGCGGCCAGAGGTAATTTGCTTGGTGGAGCTACAGGAAAAGCTTTACAAAGATATGGGCAAGACTATGCTTCGGGTGATTATAATAAAGAATATGATAATTTCCTTCGTAGATATTATGAAGGTCTTACGCCGTTGCAGAGTCTTGCTGGAGTTGGGCAAAGTACAGCAAGTCAAACAGCTGGACAAGCTGGAGCAGTTGGTGCTAATATTGGAAATACACAGTTTCAAGGTGGTATAGCAGCAGGAAATGCAATAGCTGGCGGACAGATTAATCAAGCAAACGCAATTACTGGTGCAATACAGTCTGGTACAAGTAATGCTTTGCTTGGGTATAATCAGTGGAAAAATACTACTCCACCTATTGGGGCAGGTATACCAGGTTATACCACTGGAATTAATAATATTGGACAATCTGCAGGGTATAAATAAAGGAGAAAATTGAAATGCCGTTACCTCAATTGAATACATCAGGAAACGATTTGACAAATACTTTTCAAGCAATTAGTCAGATAAACGCTCAAGATGCTATGACGAAAACTAGAAAGAAGCAGAATGCTTTGCTTGATTTGCAACTTTCTCCAGAGATGCAAAGTGCGCTGAAGTCACAGCGAAAGGCTGATGTTGCTTCGCAGAATGCTATAACTAATCAAACAAGATTACAAAATCAAGCATCAGCTGCAGGGCAGATCAGAGATAGCCTTGGTAATATAGACCTTGGTGATTTAACTGGAGAAAAGTATAGAACGTTCTATGATAGTATTATGGCTAATCCATTGTTAAAAGATCATGCTGAAATGCTTTTTGATCCAGATGAGTTACTTAGTACTGATATAAGTTCTTCGACTGGGAAAACTATGACTCCTGCTAATTTAAAGAAGCTTAAACTGCGGATTGGTAATTTAATGACTGCAGCTGATAGAACAGCTAATGGCTTGACTGTTGACTACAGAAAAATTCATCTTTCAGATGGTACTACTAAGCTATACGCAGTTCCTAAAGTACCACAACCTGGAGATGTGTTAGATCCTAAAGAGATCTCGGGAGATCCAGGAGCATCGTTTGATAAAGCAGAGAAAGAAGATAAGGCTCTTAAAAGAGTAGTTGGACCAGACGGGTCAATTACTTATGTTAAACGAAGTGATGCGGTTGGAAAAGAAGCTCCGCCTACAGGAATGGAGAGTTTAACTAAAGCACAAATAGCAGCAAATAAAAGAGCAAATGTAAAAACAATGTTAGATATTGACGACGATTTTCTAAAGGCTGATAAAGAAGGAAACCTTCCACAAATAGCAATAGATAAAAAAGCTGGGCAAGTTAAAGCTAATATATTTAATGAGTTGGCTGAAGCGACTGGAAGTTCAGACAGACTTGTTTGGAAAGAAGATGCTTATGAAATAGAACTTGATACTTTAGGGAAGATTATTAAATGGGGAAAAGATATATTACCTGGAGAAGATACAAAAGTAGAAACTACAGGTGGGTGGGTTAAGGAAAAAATAGTAAAAAATTTAACTGAAGAGCAACTTGCAATTTACAGAAAAAATTATTCTGGTAAAACAGATGAAGAAATTCAAAACGCCTATAAAACAGCTGTAGGGAGTGAGTAATGAATCTTGGTAATTTACCTGAACTTAATTTTGATCAAGAAGTTAAGCAGCCTGGTTTGCAGGGTTTGCCAGAGTTAGACTTTGAAGCTGAAGCTTCGGAGCATATTGATGCTGCGGGGAAACTTGTGGCTTTTCCTGTTCCTGAAGCAAAGCTTCCAATAGACAATACTGATGTAGAGCAGTTGAAACTTCAGTATCCAGATTTACCTGAGCAAGAAATTCAAGCAATGGCAGAGCAGTTGGAGCCAGTGGTTGAAAAGAAAGAAAAAGACGATAAAAATCTTCTTGCTTATGCTCCATATTTAGCTGTCAAAGCAGTACAAGGTATTATGGGGCCTACATTAAAACCATTAAAAACTCTTGGAATGGATACTGAAAATGTACTTAAAGTAGCAGCAGAATACTGGCGTAAAAAACTTCCAAGTGTAGGCGTACCTAATGTAGGACTTGCATACGATGAAGAAAAAGGTGTTAGTTTAGAAAAACTTGATGATATTCCCATTGCTGATATTATTGGAGCGACCGGAGAAGGTGTAGGATTTCTTGGACCAGCATCAGTAGCATTAAAAGCTGGTGGTTTAATAACAGCAAAACTTACTTCACAAGCTAGACCATTTTATCGAGCAATTCTAAAAGGTATGATTGGTGGTGCATTACTTGGTGAAGGCGAGAAAGACAGAACGCTTGAAACTATGGCTTTGTTTGGTGTGTTTGAAGCTGGTGGTTTTGCTATAGGGAAGATTCCAGCTGCTGTAAAGAAAGTAAGAGATTCTACTTTATACAGAAAGGCCACAATAAAAGAACGTGGTTTAATGGTACAAAGTCTTGAAGAAGTACTTAAAAAGAACCCTAATCTTTCAGAAGCTGAGCTTGTTAAAAAGTCTGATAGTTATTTTAAAGAGAGTTTAGCTAAACGAACTAAAGGAGAAGAAAAACCAAAACCAAAGGAAAAAGAACCAGAAGTTACTCCTGAAGAAGTTGCGGCAGAAATGGAAGACACAATAAATTTAGATCCTAAGAAAGCAGTAAAAGCGTTTGAAGCAGCTAAAAAGAAAGCTGTAGAGAAGAAGAAAGCAGTTGGAAAGAAAACCCCTACCGAAATAAAAATAGCTCCAGAGCAAAAGACTTTTGTAGATACTAAGGTGAAAGAACTTGGAAGTCTTGAAGCAGTAAAGAAGCAATATACAAACAAAGACGCTGTAAGCCAATACGCTCGGCAGCAAGCAGCTAAAGCTTACGGCGGAGATGCTGAACTTGATAAAGTAACTGAAATAGCTGAAGTAAAGACTGGTCCGTATGATGTAAGTACAGCAAGCTTTGACTCTAAAAAAGAAGCAATTAAGCAGATGAAAATTGCTGGACAAAGAGCTGGTGCTGATCCTACAGAGTATAAAGTATTTGAGAAAGATGACAGGTGGGTTTTTCAAAGAAGAGAGTTGAAGTTTGGGAAGGAGAAGAAAGAAGTAAAGAAAACAGAAGAAAAAAAGAAATCTGATGATGATATTTTCTTACAGGAAGAAGGAAAAGATTCGTCTGAATATTATATAGTTAGAGAATCATCTAGTGATGAATATAAGTGGGATATAATTGAAAAAGAAACTGGTAGTATAGTAGATCAATTAACTGCTGACGAGCCACCGGCGGAATATGCTAATGCTAATTTAGACAAAATCTTTTTAGCTACGGATAAAGAAAATAAGAAAGCTGGATTAAAGGTAGTTAAAGGCGGAAAGAAAGTCGAAGAAATAGACGAGCTTGAAAGGTTTGAAAGCTTTAAAGGGGAGAAGGGAGAAGCAAAAGAAGTAAAAAAGGTAGAAGTAAAAAAAGAAGCTCCGCTTCCTCAAATCCTTGGCAAGCCCGGCTATAAGAAAGGTAAAGTTGTACCTTGGACAATGAAGCATTACGCAGAAAAAGCAGCTGTGAAAAAGGGTAAGGGTTGGGGAGTTAAGGAAGTAAAAGATGGGTTTGTGATTCAAGAAACGTCAAAAGTTGACCTTTTGCCTGAGAAGCAAAGCCCAGTTAAACAATCTATTGAGCTGCTTAATGATATTAAAGGAGTTAAAAACATTAAGGAGCCTAAAGGAAACATTTTTACAGGGCTTGTTGTTGAGAGTAGGCAAGAAGTTCCTAAAGAAGTAGAAGAGCTTAAAGTTGTAGAAACAGAATTTACTCTGGATAAAACTAACTTACTTCCAACTTTGCTTAAAGACATAGCTAATCAGAATCCATCTAAAACAATGATTTATGAATTAATGCAGAATTCGTTAGATGCTATTAATATAGACGGTAGAGTAAATGTATCTTTTAAAAATAATAATACAACTCCAGGCATAGCAGGAGAATTAACTTTTAGTGATAATGGTTTTGGAATGTCAACTGAAGAAGTTAAAAAGTTTTTCTTAGTTGGTGGGAGTATCGGTAAATCTGGTACTACAACTAGAGGCGGATATGGTCTTGCTAAAATAGCTCTTTTATTAATCCCTAAAAAGATTAAACTAGAGACTGTAAAGAATGGAATTAAATCTACTGTTATAGCTACCAGAGAGCAAATTTATAATGGAAAAATTACAATTACTCCTTCTAGAACTAATGAACCTAGTGGAACATCTTTTGTTGCAACTCTTCCATATAAAATAAACAACAGTACTATTAGCGGTTATGATATAACTCAAGCTGTTGAAGGAGTTACTAAAGGTACTTGGTCAACAGCTGACATTTCATACGATTTATTAAGTCCTGTGGATAATAGTGTGGTTAGGAATACGTTGTTTAAAGCTAAAAACTTAGCGAATGAGCCTGAAAAAGTAAGACCTGAAAGTTTTTCTCACAAAGGATCAAAGGTAACTATTTATCATGTAAAAACTGAACCGTATGGTATGTCTTGGGGTGGTGGTGATATTAGTATTAATCGTATGATTACTAACAAGGGTTTGATAGTAGATGTTAGAACTGGAAGACTTAAAGGTGGTAGTTTACCAGTACAACCAGACTATGAAGTAATAATCGATTTTGAAGAAACTCCTAGTGTTAGAGATGAAGATTACCCATTTCTGAAAAATAGAACTGAACTAAGAGAAGACTTTGTAGATATACTTGATTCTATACTTGAACGAGTACATGATGATATTAGAAACGCTTTAGTAAAAGAGCGTGGAGCAAATTTTGGAGAGATGGTTAAAAGGTCTCCGGAGTTTGATGGGATTAAGGTACTAATTCCTTATGAAGGCCAAGCTTTTGCTGATGCAATGGCTATAATTAAAGCTAATGCAGATTTAATAAGAGCCTTTTCTAAATTAATGAAGCAGTTTACAACTAAGCTAAGATATCTTGGTGATAGTCCTACTGACTTTCATATAACTATAGATACTGGTGTATTTGGTTATAAGTCTGATAAGAAACTAACAGGGTATGACTTATATGCTATTAACCCTTTTAATATATCAACTAGAATGTCTGAATCTACTGCGTTTAGTCAAGCTGTTAAAGCTGGAGAAGATACTAACAGACTTCAAGCAGATATGATGGTGCATACGTTAGTACATGAATATAGCCATGTGGCGGAGTTTAATCATGCGGAGGGATTTGCTGCTGAAGTAGCAAGAATTTATGCTGCTTATGGTCATAAAGGACTTTACAAGTTATCTGATAGAATGAGGAGGTTTTATGAAGATTTCGGAGAAAGAATTGAAGGCATTACAAGAGATCTTGAAGACATATCAGTCCATGGGGAGGGACTTCAAGACGGTGTTAAAGGTCTTCCCAATAGACAACTTACCAAAGATGGAAAGAGAACTGTACCAGCGGTGGAAGGATTACCTAAAGGTGAAGTAGAAGCAATACAAGCTATTGTCAAAACTGGCAAGGGTATAAAACAAGCTTTACCTCATTTGCAACAACTTGGAGAAAAACATTATACTGGAAGTAAACAAAAGTATTTTGACTGGCAAGCAAAGATGAAAGCAAGCCTTGGAGATTTGTGGGCTAAAGTAAAAAACCAAGTTGCAGCAGTTTGGGAAAGAGTAAAGGTTAGTGATGCGATTAAATCTTTACTTGATCCGGTTAAAAACCAAAGAGGAGAAGTTGATATTTCTTCTCTAGAGAAATTGTTTGGTAAGAATCCTAAAGCTGGAACATTGTTGAATCAACTGAAGAAGACTGGAGTTAAAAATGAAGATTTGAAAATCAGTGGTATTGAAGGTGCATTGTTGGGCTTTAAACCGACTGAGAGAGTAAGTGGGTGGAAGAATCTTTTAAGTAAAATTAAAGGTATTCATATTGAGAAGACTGTGCTTGACCAGTGGGTAATAGAAGAAGGAACTGAAAATATATACATTACTCCAGCTAAGTTTCCTCCAAATAGGTACCCTACTTTAACTCTAGACGGTGATATAAAGAATTATAAGGAAACGTTGTTTAAGTATGCAGATCAAGTAGAAGTAGGAAAATCTTATAGTCAATTTCAAGAAAAACACTTTGATCAGCAAGGCTGGGGCGTCTTTGCAACTAACCGTTCACATGAACGAAGTATGGTTACAGGTGAGAAGACTATCCATGGAGATGAGATACAAAGTGTGCAAGCGGAAAGGGGAAGTGCTGAAGGGTTTAAAAGTGAGGTTAAGGTAGATACTGAAGCTGTTAAAGCACTGGCAGTGGCTAAGGTAAAGTACGAAAAGTATGATGAAATAGAGAGTGGTATATTCCATAATTGGGAAGAAGCTGGAGTAACAATTAAAGAAAGAAGTAAACTTTTAACTGATCAGATATTTAGAGAAGAGAATAGAACTGCGTTAAAAGAATTATATAGAATAAATGAAGATGGTGGGGGCTTTCTATCTGTTAGAACATCAGTAACAATAAGAAATTTTCTAAATAAAGATGAACTAAGGCCTGGGCCTATTGCTAAAGTTGTACATGAAATAGCTGATAATGCAATTAATACTGGAATAAATCTTAAACTTGATGGAGAAGCTGGTAGGTTTATAGATGCGCGTATAAAGAAAGATGATGCATCTGTAAAGATTCATGAACTTGGTGCAAAGTCCTCAGGTGAAGGTGTACCTAACATGCCTTTCAAGAAAGACTGGTTTAAGTTAGTTGTCCGAGATATGATGAATGAGGCTATTGAGAAAGATAAGGATGGGATTAGCTGGAGCACTGCGGAGATACTTGCGGATAGGTATGGTAAGTTTGCTGATAAAATGACTTGGGAGAAACGAAAACGTGGGCATACAGTAAATTTTCATGATGTTGGTTATAAGGTAGAATTCTATAAAGATGAAAGATCAATTGGTGTCCAAAATAGATTTAAGGATTTAGATGAAGTAGGAAAATTTGCAGGTGGGAAGGTTAGAAGAACTATAGAAGCACAAGAGAAGACAGGTGAAATAACAGGTGGAAGTCATGGTAATATACTAGTAGACGCCAACATGTTCAAGCGGCTTTACGAAGAACAAATTCCTAAGATGGTTAAGGCAGAATATGGTGTAAAGGCTGAGTTGAGGGAGACAGAAGTAGGATCTAGTATCCCAGGTGGGCCTATGGCTGGACTAGAGTCTGTTGGCCCTGCAAGAAAGAATTCTGAAAAGGTCTGGTTCGCTCCTATCACCCCAGAAGTAAAAGCCATGAACAAAGTTTCTATTCTCGACTCAGGCCCGTTTAGAGATATACTTAAAGTTAAGGGCGGAGAAGGGACTAAGCTTTATTCAGGTCTTGATCCAGTAGAAGCTGTTAGACTTATTGTCAAAACTGGCAAGGATATAAAAGCAGCTATTCCACACCTGCAAAAACTCGGTGAGAGCTTCTACACAGGCTCCAAGCAAAGATACTTCGACTGGCAAAAGAAGATGAAGTCTGCCTTAGGCAATGCTTGGGAAAAGGTGAAGAAGTATATTCAAGAAGTGTGGAAAAGTTTGAAAGCCGCTAAGCCAGTGATGGATGAGAGAGGTTCTGTTACTACTAAAGAACTTTCCAGAGCTTTAAAACGAACAGGTAAGTTTGCTGATAGACAACTTGGAGCACTTACTACCAGAGCAGAAAATATCCATCCAACTATAAAAAACAAACTAATAGAATTTGAGTTAGACAGCAATACTAAAATAGAAAACCTTATAAGGTTAGCGCTTCCTTTTATTAAGTCTACTAGCAAAATGACAAAATTTGACTACAAAAACTTTGACTTAGCAAGAAAGAACTCAAACAAAAAGCAGATTGATATATATTTAAAGAAATATCCTAAAGTTGCAGGAGAGTATAAACAAATTAGGTTATTGCTTGACGGACTTCGGGAGTATGCTTTAAAAGCTGGTTATAAGTTTAACTACTTGGAAGAATATCATCCAAGAGAAGTTAAAGATTTTGAAGGTCTTATGGATTATTTGCACAGAAAAGACAAATGGTCTACAATAGACTTGTTTCTTAAAGCTCATGCTGCAAAGAAGAAAAGGTCTTTGACACGAGAAGAAGAAATTAATTTAGTAAATTCACTGTTTAGAGGTTATGCAGATGAGAGAATTACTTTGTCAAAGCCTGGACAGTTGAAGATTAGGAAGCTGAGAAAACTTACACCGGAGATGAATGAATTCTTTGGTGATTCAAACAGTGCTCTTTTACGTTACATTGCAGATATAACTATTGCTGTAGAATCAAGGAAAATTTTTGGGAAAGGTGTAGATAAGAAATCTGAGCTTTTCAACCTAAACAATACAATCGGAGCGTACGTTTTAGATCTTGTAAAAGAGAAAAAATTAACTCCAAGTCAAGAACTTGAACTCCGTTCAATTTTAAAAGCAAGATTTAATCCAGTTGGAACCAGTGGAATTGTTACTACAATAAAAAATCTATCTGTTATAGATGTAATGGGAAGTCCGTTTTCAGCTCTCAGGCAAGTTGGTGATATTGCTTGGTCTTTTATAGAAAGTGGAGTGATTCCTACAGTGAAAGTTTTTCCAAGGGCCTTAGTAGGAAAATCAGAATTTACTAAAGAATCACTTGGGATTAGTAAAATCGGAGCTGAATTTAGCGATAAAACTACTTCAGCAAAGGCCGTTGATAGAGTATTTAGAATGATTTGGCTAACTAAAATAGATGCTATTGGTAAGGAAACTTTAATAAATGCTTCATATGATGTAGCTGTACGAAGAGCAAAATCAACAAACAGTAAAGTTGTTGATAAATTCTGGGAAGAACTTGCGCCAATCTTTGGTAAGAAAACAAACGAGCTACTTAAGACATTTAGAGACCAAGGTGATTCGAGAGATGTTAGGCTTTATCTGCTAAGGAAACTTTCCGAGTATCAGCCAGCTACACTTTCAGAACTTCCACAGGGATTTATTGAAGGTGGGAATTTCAGAATTGCGTATATGCTGAAGTCTTTTGACTTGAAGAAGTTTGATGTATATAGACGAAAGGTTTTCAGACAAATAGCAACAAAAGGACAAAGATTAAGTGGACTTAGAAACCTTATTAAAATTGTATTCTTTCTAACCCTGATGGAAGCAACGGGAGATATGCTGCAGGATTTATTAAGGGGTAAGCCGGTTGATTTCTCTGATTTGTTTTTGAACAGGCTTGCACATTTTGCAATATCAAGATATACAACAAGAAGAATTAGAAGAGAAGGTCTTGGTAAAGCTTTAATGGAGCAAATGCTTCCTCCGACACAAATTGTAAACTCGTTAAGTAAAGATATTCTTACAGCTGGAGATGAAAAGGGACTTGAGACAACGAAGTCAATTCCTCTTGTAGGAAAGATTTATTACTATAGATTTGGAAAAGGGGCAGAAAGAATACAAGAAGAAAGAGCAGAAAAGAAAAGAAGCCAAAATGCAATAAGAATAGCCACACCAAAAGTTAAAGCTGTAAGAATTAAACAAGTTAAGGTTAAAGCTGTAAAAGTTAAACAGTAAAAAGGTCAAAATTTGACGTTTCTAAACGAAGTTTTTTAAAAAGGAGATTTAAAATGGCAACTGGAGAATTACTTCCATATCCGAAATTTAAGGGTGAAAGCTCTACAGGAGTTGCGTTAAGTGGCGGTAAGTTGTATGCATATTCAGCAGGAACAACTACACCAAAAGATACTTATACTACATATGATCTTGGAGTTGCTAACACTAATCCAGTGATTCTAGATACAAATGGTGAAGCTGTAGTTTATGCTAGTGGAAGTTATAAATTTGTATTAAAAGATTCAGATGATGTGGTACAATGGACTATGGATAATGTTCCAGCTACACCCTATTCTGCCTTTGTTTCAACGCTTGTTGATGCTGCAACTGCAGCAGCGTTTATGACAGCTCTTGGGATTAGTGTATATATGCAGTCGTTGTTAGATGATGCTAGTGAAGCAGCTTTTAAAGCAACAGCTAATCTTGAAGCAGGAACAGACATTCAAGCTTATAGTGCTTTGTTGTTAGCAATTGCTGCACTTACTCCAACAGATGGAAATATAGTGGTTGGTGATGGAGCTACTTGGGTGGCAGAAAGCGGAGCAACAGCAAGAGCTTCACTTGGACTAACTACTCTTCTTCCAAGAGGATATATTGCAGGTTTACAAATATCTAATAACGGTGCTGATGATGATCAGGACATTGATATTGCTGTTGGAGAATGTAGAGACAGTACTAATGCTGTTGATCTTGTACTGGCTGCGGGCTTGACAAAAAAACTTGATGCAGTATTTGCCGCAGGGGACGACGCAGGTGGTTTATTTAATGGTACTGCAATTCCTGCAACTGACGATACTTGGTATCATATGTTTGTGATTAAGAAAGACTCTGATGGAACAATAGACTTTGGGTTTTCTACAGAAGTAGATGCTTCTGATATTCCAGCAGGATATACATATTTTAGACGAGTTGGTTCGATACTGACTGACGGGTTTGGTGCTGATATTTATGGTTTTACTCAGATAGGAGATGCGTTTCTGTGGGATAACCCAAAAGAGAGTGTGGATGAAGGGAATGTGGATCAAACTACGGCGGCGCTTAAGACAATGGATGTACCTACAGATGTTAAAGTTAAAGCCCTTCTGAATGTAAAGCTTGATGATAATGCTCTTAGTATGACATATCTTAGCTCACCTGATGCAAATGATGAAGCGCCGAATGAGGATGCTGCACCATTAGCATCTATTACAGTCATTAATACTGGCGAGCCTACAATGTCGTATATGGAAGTATATACTAATGAATCTAGTCAAATTCGTGTTAGAGGAGATAGTGCCACTATTGAAGAATTTGACATAACTACTTTAGGCTGGGAAGATCGGCGAGGGAGGGATGACTAATGCCATTTGTTTCAAGAAATAAAGAAAATAAGGTTTTTGGATTGTATAGTAGACCGCAGTATAAAGACCAAGAATTTTTATCAGATAATTTTGTGGAGGTAGTAGACTTTCGTACTAAAAAAGCAAATATAAATACAAACGAAGTACTAATACAGAAAAGAATTGCAAAAACTCAACGGATTAATGCGATTACAGCATTAAAAATGGAGGGTCAGTTACCAGTTGACTTTGTAGATGTTAGAGTAAAAAGCTCCTAAATTAACCAAGGGAATTTGAAGTCCAATAATACCAGATACCTTTTTCATCTTTTGGACCTTTATATTCCCTTTTTACTTTTCCTGTTTTAAGTATTGTACCTATTACATTTTCAAACTTTGTAGAATCAATATCCCGCCAGATAATAGTCATTAAATCCTTTTCTGAAATAGCCCCGGATTTTTCTATAATCTGCATAACATTATCTACTTCGGCAGTAATATCAGACTTTCCAATAGCCTTAAAAGCATTCCCCATTACATGTTCAACCTGCTTGATTGCCTCAATAGCTTCCTCAATATGATACCATTCAATGACTAAGGCTTGTTTTGTTGCAGCTGCACGGAGCATAGAAAGCTTTAAAACATATGAAGGTTTTCTAGAATACCATCCAGAAAATGACCTGTCTATACAAATTCTAACCCCGGACTCATCTTCGTCGTAAGCGTTGTACCAATCTACCCAGTTGTCTAGACAAGCTTTAGACATTTCATATTCACCAGTAATGCGGCTGATTTGGTACAAGTCTTTTTCTAAAAGTCCCTTTAACTTAATTTCACTTGGTGTTAGAAAAGGAATTGCTACAGATTTTTTCTTCCTACTTGCATAAACAAACAGAATTCTAGATGTAAGCCCGCCACCAATAGCACTTGCAGGAAGGGAGTTAGCTAGAGAATCTGGTGTTGTGGCGGCAAGGAGGTTAATCCAGGGTCTGATGATAGCGTTAGATGTTCCATGTCTGGTACGTGAACTCCATTCACTTGGGCAGTCAAAGAGGTCTGTTAATGCAGTCAGCATTCTAGTATTTTCTTTTTTCTGCCCAAGAAAAGATTCAAACTCTTTTGAAATAATATTCAGTGAGCTGTGCCGAAGTGCTGTCCCATCAGCAAGAAGTTCATCTATTGCGCTGCTCTCGATATCATCAGTCATTGCTTCTTTAGTTGACGAATCTGCACACGTTCTAATTTCAGGGATTGTATCAAGAAACTCCACCCCGTACTTTATTGCTTGAGTCTTTCTGGCTACACCGGGATCTGCAACTAAAACTGCATAGAGATTTGGATAGTAGACAAGTCTACCAAGTTGTAAGTATGCTTTTCTACGGAGTGCAGCGGCAATGACTGAGTAACCTACCCAGACGTCAAAGATTGCTGCCGGTTCTGTATTATCCTGAAGTTCGATGTAACTATCAAGCCAATTCTTCAGATGTCGCGCCATTTATATTCCTTTATACTAAACTGATTAAGGCTTTTTTAAGTTTTTCTGCTCCACCAAATCCACTAACGGTTCTCTTGCCCTGAAGCATCTGCAGCCTACCAGTTAATTTTATAAGCCTATCTATTGTTTTATCTAACCTGAAATCTACTGTTCCAATAAGATCATTCAACGGGGAGAAGTCTAGAAGAACTGGAAGAATTACTACAACGTAAGTGTTGATTAAAATCTGTATATTTTTTTGTTTATGATATACTCGGATTCTATTTACTCTGTCTTTTTGTATTATGTAGTTTCTACCAGCTTGAGAGGTTAAAGTCTTATACATATCCTTAATTATTTCATCTCGCTCCTGGATAGTATTAACAGAAAGTAGTATTATGTTGTCTGTGTTTTTCACTTTTATGCCTTTTAAAGTTTAATTTTAAACTCTTTAATAATTTCTTTTGCTATATACTCTTTAGCATTTATTTGATTTGCACTACAACCCCATGCACACATCATTACATCAGTTCTATGTTTTCCATCTATAATTCCTTCACCACAAGGAGTTTCATAAGCCTGACCACAATTACAAATTTTCTTTCCTTTTGCGTATCTTTGTATTAACTGTTTAAAAGCTTCAGCCATTTTTCACTCCTTTTTGTTTAGTTTCAAGTACCCTGCTTCAGGATTATCACGTATGCCAAGCTCTACTGGATACCAAAAATATTCACATTTACAACATCTGTACATATCTTCAAATAAGTCATAAGACATAGTAGTAATTTTCTTACAGTCTGGGCAATAAAGGTTCTTATACCTTACAGAAAAAGGTTTAATATTCTTACGCATTTCTTCTATATTTATTACTCTACAAAACTTTTCATCATGACTTAGATATGCTTGACCAAAAAGTATGCTTTGGTAAGCAAGAATTTTATAAAGAATTCGCTTTGAAACAAAACCTCTACCCTCTTTAGCTCGTAAAATATACCAAGGTGTTTTTTTCATACTATACCTTTCCTAAAAACATATCTATCCTGTTCATAAAAGTATCAGTTTCTATACTATAAGCATCTTGGATAAATCTAAAGTATACTCCATTGTGTTTAAAGGTAGTAACTTTTATTCCAAGTTCTGCATGTGGAGGTATAAAAGATATATAACCTTTTCTTTTATACTTTAAATAATCCTGCTGTAATTGAGCTACAGCTGGTTTTATGTAGCGTTCCAGCCTATTATTTTTATCGGAGTAGCTAGTTAAATCAAGCGTTTCAAAGTCTTCATATAATTGCACTATGTTATTAAACGTAATTGTCTTTTCTTGTTTTAGCTTAGTTTTATTTAGTACATTAGCTTTTAATATACTAAACGGTAAAAAAGAAGAGCCTACTGTAAGTACTAAACCTTTTAAGAATTTTCTTCTATTCATTTTTTAAACCCTCCCTAAGTTATGCTCTTCATCAAACTCTAACCAGTTCTTTTCATAAGTTTCGCCCTTAGCCCATGATGTCTTAATTTTAAAGTCACAGTCAATATAAAATGTTTCCTCTTTATACTTTAAAGGTTTTATCATACATTTTCTCATATGCTCTATAGCTTTTTCTACGTTTTTATCTTCTACCATTACATATATAGCGTCATGAAGTTGTAAAAGAACTGTCATTTCGTAAGAAACATTATATAAACTATCATATAATGTTTTTAAAGCTGCGTTAAGTAAATCTCCTACTGTTGATTGAGGTTTGTATGAATAGGCACTACGAAATAAAGAATCACTCCAGCGATCAAGGAATCTGTGCTTTCTGCCGAGGAGATTTTTAAGAACTCTGGTACGCTTTAACTCTTCTTGGATAGACATATGCCAGAGACCAAGGGAAGGATCAATTCGCTGGTCGAGTTCAATTAATCCTTTAGCTTTTGTCATAGTAATACCAAGTCTATTAGATAGGACAAGTGGCCCAGCGGAGTAATTTCTACCATGCCTGATTGTTTTAGCAAGAGTACGTTGTTCTTTAGTAACTTCGTCCCAAGGGATGTTAAAGAGTTCTGTAGCTTTTAAAATATGTATATCGTAAGGTTTCTTCTCTTCGCTAGAAAGACCAAACGAATCTTTAAACATCTTTTTCATCTTTTGATTATTACACAAGTGCGCAACAATAACAGCTTCAGCTTGAGCATAATCTGCTTCGACGATTTTCCATCCCAGCGGAGCTGTGTACATTTTCCTGGCTTCAGGAGGAATATTTTGCAGATTTCCACTACCAAAGGGAAGGATGATTGACTTGCTGGAACTCCATCTACCAAAGCTACGTTTTGTTTTCTTTGTATCCTCCTCATCGTCAGATGCTGCACCAGTTATATTGTAGCTTGTATGGACTCTGTTCTCTGGAGAAAGTTTTACATCCAGGAATCTAAGCAACACGTTGGCTTTTTTATACTCCAGGATTAAGTTAAAAATTGGATTATCTGGAACGTTTCGAGACAGAGTACGTAACGCTGCTGCATCTGTAGTCATTGTCTTTTTGTCTCTGATAGACTTTCGTCTTTTGTATTGAACAGGAAGACCAAGGTCTATGTAAAGAAGTTGTTGCATTTGCTTTGGAGAATTAAAATTTATTTCTCTACCAATGATTTTATCCAGCTGACCTTTCATATCTACCATAATGATATTCCACTTTTTAATCAGCTCTTCTTTCTTTTCAATATTTACTTCAATACCTTGAAGTTGCATCATAAGAGCTACGGGAATCAGGCCCATTTCGAAATCGAAAGTTTCTCTGACTCCTTGTACAGTCAGCTCAGCATCAAGAACTTTAGATATACCGAAGGTATTAGCTGCATCAGCAGGATTGTAGATCTGGGTCTTTGCTGAACCTTTCTTCCACGGTGGGACGTCTAAGCAGACAGAACCTAAGAAACCAAGATCTCTGGGTAATTCTGGCCAACAAACATGAGCAGCTATAAGTGTGTCCATTGATAAATTCTCAACTAGAATATGCTGATTATGCCAGAGTACTCCAATATCATAAGCTCCATTCTGCATAATTACTTTCTTTTTCTCCATCAGTCTAGCAAAGGTCTGCCAAATTAAAAGCTCTGTGCTTTCTGGGACAGTGGGAGCACGACCCTTTAGAAAGAAAAAAGAAATACCAAAGTCTGCACTGTGGCTGAGACCAAGTTCTTCTATATGACTTCCTGGCTGGAGAGTCTCTACATCTACTGCAATTTCTTCCCACTCAGGTTTGGCTATACATTCTTCCATGTAGTCAATGAATTGTCTTGCGCTAACATTTGGAAGGTATGTCTGTGTGGATTCAGGTATTTCGGGGAACTCGGAATGTCTGAGAGCTTTACGGAAATCCAGAACTGATTGGAAGTAAAGTTTCCAGTCATATGAAATAGCCTGAGGGTGATAAATAGGCATAACCTTTACTCCAGAAACTAAAGTACAAGGAATAATATAGCCTCTAAATATAGAAATCTTTTTTTCACCAGTTAAAGCCCAAAGAGCTGTTGCACCAAGTGCAATTATAATATTGGGTCTGTATAATTCAATATCAGCTTTAAGCTCGTTTACCCATTCTTGCATTTTAGGTTTAGGTATAGTACATTTTTTATCTTCAAAGTAGAAAGAAATTTTGTTAGCTGGAGCTTTTTCTTTTGCTACATTAGTAATTAAGCATTGATACCGAGCTATACCGGCCTGGGCTAAGAGATTATTTAAGGTTTGCCCTGCTTTACCTACAAAGGGTCTACCTATTTTATCTTCCTCTGCGCCAGGACATTCCCCTACCATCATAATTTTTGCGTCATCTGGACCTTCAATTTCACAGCGCATTATTTATCTCCTATAGAAATAATATTAAGATTTGCATCATCTCCATATAATTCTAGAGCTTTTTTATTATAAGCTAAAGCTGCATTTTCTGCTGTGCTAAATACGCCTAAATGAATTTGCTCTCTTTTATACCTAATACCAGCGTAATGTTTATCTTCTGCTCTGGAAAATACTCCTTGATAACCGTATTTTTTCTTGTTTCGTTGTTTTCTGTTTTGACAGTTTTCAGCGTAAGTGCAATTACGCATATTTATTTTTTGGCAGTTTAATCCGTTTCCGTCTTTATGATCTACAATTAAATCTTTTGGCGTATTCATTATATATCTGTGTAAATGTCTATACCTTAAATCACGTTTTTGTTCGGCATAATAAGTATTTCTTCCTTCTAGAATACTCCATTTATACTGAGACACTTTTTTAAAATCTTCATCGTCTATTAGTGCTGCCATTCCTCGAGATAATTGAATTTCTTTCATCTTAGCTCCTTTTGATTTAAGGATAAATCTTACATTCTTAGATACTCTTGTTTAGACTTATAATTCTGACTGTTCCAATCTATTAAGAGATCTATCAGTTGTGTATGAACTTTATGAAAAGCTAGTCTTTCTTTTCTTGTAAATATTTCATTGTGACAAACTGCTAACATACCCATTAATCTAGCTTTATGCCAATTTCTTTTCTGTGCCCAACGTTGTGCTGGAGTTGTCATTTCAATTCTCCTTTTTATCTAGTAATTTAATCAATCTCTCTTGATACGATTTAATTTTATAATCTGGAAAAAATTCTTAACGAAGTACAGCAAATTATGTGTTGCATGAGTTACTACTACTTCGTTATGAGTCTTTCCTATGTTGATTATTTTGTCAGTCATTTAGTCAAATATTGACCTTTCTTGGTTACGGTACATACCGCTTTCCTGGTAACCACACTGACTCTGATTTTTTACCACAAGTTGGGCATACTGGATTCCAGTTATGTCCTCTTATATAATTACCTGATAACATTAATTGCCATAAGTGTCCACAGCATTTCCACTCTTTTATTAAGTAGGTAGAAATTCCTACTTTATGTTCCCAATACGTTATAACCATTTATTATCTACAAGTACTTGGTAAATACCTTCGGAAATTCCTTCTATTGCGGCTTCGTTACTGTTGAAAATCTTATGGCCAGAAGTGATATCAATAGCGTGTAAAACCTCATGGATAAACGATACTATTTGAGCACTTTCGGCTGTTTTGTTACCAGCGGCATTCACATTACCGACTCTGATTTCTGCCCTTGAATGACTACACAGCCCATAAATATCACCTCTTTCCCGAAATTTATGTGGCCACAAAACTTTGAAGATATGCCCACCAATTTTTACTGTTTTAGGTTTTTTCATTCTTTCTTCTTACGGAAGCCATATTCTAGGTTTAGGAACAATAATTCTGCTGGAAGTTTTAATACTCATATCTACCGCTTTCTCAAAACAAAAATCCTCAATCCCAGGCGGGATTACAGCAATTTCTTTTGCTTCTTTGCTTGGTTTTCTCAGTGCACAGCCTTTCATATCAACAACTCCCAGCATTATTTCTTTGTTAGACTTTTCAGTTAGAAATCTAACCACACGGTTTTCAGCCGTAGCCATATTGATAGCTTGTTGGATGGACAGAATTGGGTCATACTTTTCTCTTTTTACTGTATCACTACCAGAAACTACTTTTTGTGTTTTGGTAACCTTTGGTTCCATTTTCAAATCTCCTTACTTATTCCAATATTGTATAGCTTCTTTAGCTGTTAAATATTTATCACTTACATAATCACAATTACTACAAATTACCGACCATTGCTCAGAATTATACGGGTGTTTAATCTTTTTTGTAAGCGTTACATCGTAACCACGTTTGCATTTCTTTAATTTTATGTTTTCTTTCATCTCTTCCTCCTACAACGTAATTTCTTTGTTAGTAAGTTTTGTCAGTCTGCCAAGGGCTATAGAGTAAGACTCAACAGCAAGCTCGCAGCCTGAACATAGAAGTTTCATAGCAAGACCAGCTTCAAGTATTGCCCCGGAACCTACAAAAGGATCGTATAAAGTAAACCCCGGCATAGCTACACGAGAGATAAGTTCTTTACACAGAGAAACAGGCTTTTCTGCTTGGTGAAGCCTCTGACTCGGAAGAACTTTATCGCACTGAATCCAATCACCTTTTCCTTCAATGATAAGTTTGGAAGTAGGTTTTCTAGCGAAGAGAATTGCTTCATAAGTAGAGCTTGGCCACATACTCGGCTGGTTGTTTTGTCCGGATTTTCCTTTAGCCCAAATCATAGGCCACTTTAATACAAGCCAACCAGCAGCAGTCATTAAATCATAAGCAAGCTGGAATATAAATCTATCTCTACCGCAGAAGATATAAGCGTGAGCGTTGTTTTTAGTAAATCTGTAAGATTCTTTTGCAATTGCTGTAAGCAATTTTGTGGTATATTCTAGATCATCTTGGTACGTTGTTCCAGTGGTGGTCAAATCGCCACCAGTCTCTCCGCCAGTGGTCATTCCAACTTCATCTATATCTATACCGTAAGGTGGGTCTGTAAACAATAGGTCTATGGAGTTTTTCTCTTTCTTTTTCATATGCTCCAGAGCATTTGCATTAACTACACTAAAAACCTCTATTTTTGTTGCCTTTTTCTCATAGTCAGTTAAAGCTGATATATTATCTTGAACTCTTTGCAAGCCTTTGTAAGCAGACTTTATTTCAGATTTTGTCTTTGCTTTAGATAAATCCGGGAAACTTCTAACCATATCAGCTATCTGTAAAGATTCAATCACGTAGCCTTTGGTTTTGCCTACTACTTCAGCCGCATCTTCCAGCGTAAACCCGCCGGTTTTTCCTCTGGTTGGTGTACCAAATCTGGCTTGTTTCAATTTAACAAGCTCGTCTACAGCAAGACTTTCTTCTGCCGGAATTAAATCCTTTCGCTGAAGATTTTCTTCCAGCTCTATCTCCCGCATTAAAACAGGATCTATAGTATCTTTATAACAGGCTCTGACTTTTATTCCAAGCATAAGACAAGCGGCAAGTCTCCGACCGCCGGCAATTAACTCATTATTTCTGTTGATTATAATTGGCTGGAATTGACCAAAGGTAGTTATCGAATCCATCATTTTCTCTATCTTACCAAGATCTTTTCTTTGTCTGGGCAGATCACCGTGGATAGTAATTTTCGCCGGGTCAAACTCAAAGATTATACTCTCGTCTATTTTTCTTTCTTTCATCCAATTCTTCTCCTCAGGTTAAATTCATTTGTCTCATAGCAATAATATCTTTTCTCTTCAAGCCCATCAAAGTCATTATAGTCTTCTCTTCTTCTGTGAGAGGTAAAACTTTGCTGCTTGACTTCTTTACCTTAGGCCAAGTTGGTGTTCTAGTCATATCTTCAGCTCGACGTAAGCGATATTCTGACATATACGAAGCCTGAGATTCAATTGAAGCTTTTCCAAAATTTTCGTAGAGGTTTTCAAGTCTCATTTTCTTCTCCCATCATAGCAGCATCAAATTTTGCTATTTCAAGTTTACCCTGTTTCCTTGTAAGCAGTAAAACATCTAAGCTCCACGGGTAATTAAAAACTTTAATAAAACCGCTTGAGCCTAAAGGAATATAATAAGCAGTAATAGGTATATCTGGTTGATAACATTTTATACAGTCTATTGTTTCACTCATTTTTCTCTTCCTTTTTATCAGCCTCCCGTATTAAAATTGCTGCCAGGATAGTTGCTAATACTGATATAGCTGCGTTGTGAGCTGCGAAGTAATCAAAAATTGCTTGCTTGTCAAGAGGCTCTTTAACAAACTTTGCTACTGCACGTTTCATATCTTCTGTTATACCTTTCAGTATTTGTATTACTTCAAGCTTTTCTTTATCGTTCATTTTTCTTTTCCTTTTCTTTTATTAGCGAGAATAAAATCATACACGCTGCTGTGCTGTTGTGTGTAGAATTGTATTGCTTTCGAGCAACAATTTGCCACTCTTTAAGCTCAGTCAATGGCATGTTTTTATAAGTATTGTGGACACTCCTTAATGCAACAGCATACGTCATGTCATGGATGTCTTTTTTTGGAGCTTCCTTTTTAATAAAACTTTCTATATTCATTTCAGTACCCCTTTATAGACAACAAAAAGTCTCTCTGGTGTTTATTTTCTTTCAAAGCATCTTGTTCAGCAGTCCACCCTGCAACAGCACACGCAATTAATTCATTACGAGTAAGTTTTTCAATAGGTACACCGAAAAAACACGCACCTTTGGCTTTTTTAAGGTTTGTTTCAACAAACTCCTTTGGAATCATTTCAGTACTCCTTCTTGTCTTAGCTTTAATAAAAGTGCATCTTGTTTACTATCCAAACCATTTTTTGCTTGAAGACTTAGAAGTTCCCATTTTATAGCTTCCAGCCAAACCATATCTGATACTTCTCTTTCTTGTTTATGTTTGTCTACTGGCATTAGATCTCCTAATTTTTACTTCTAAGGTTTTTGTATTTCTACTTCTTTAACATTTTCTCCGCAATTTGGGCAGTATTGTGGCTTTTTTGCTAATGATATTTCTATATGTCCGCATCTTATCCTTATAATTTTAGAGTAGTCTTGCCAAATTATATGTTGAGTAGAACTGTTTACACTCATTGTTTGTCTCCTTTGATTTAGTTTAAGTGGGGCAGGATTCGAACCTGCATAAGATATCCCAGCCGCAAGCGCTTTTACGTTAACCCGGTGTATCTTGCCATTTAGCGCGTCTACCAAGTAGCTTAGCTACATTCCGCCACCCACTTAAATTTATTTAAAACATCTTACTCTTCCGCAGTCTGTTTACATTATTCCGAAACTTACCCATATACTCATCTATGTCAACATCAGCCTCGACTTCCAACCCCATCCACTGAGCCTCACTGATTGCAGTTGCAATCTGCTGCGGGGTAGACATATCAACTCCAAGAGCTTCGCTGAAGTCTTTGAGCATATTAATTTTGCTCTGACGCTTGGTGGATTTCCCTGATTTGGTCAGAGTATCTTCATCACCTGGCCTAGGCAACCAATTTCTGAACCAGACATAAGCTCCATCAATCGGGCTCTCACCGTCATTCATAACTCCACCGTTGTCATGCAGGCAACTTTCCCAAATAATGCAATGCTGCTCCGGATTGAAAGAAACTTTTGTAACTACTCCGTAGTAAGTTCCCTTCGGAATCAGCGGATCAGGTTTGTACTCGTCAGTAACGTTGAAATCCAACTCACCTAACCCTTCTGCGGGATCTTGAACATCGTCTTGTCTGTCATCTTGGTCTTGGTAGTTGGTGTCTTCTGTCGTTGTTTCTTTTGTCTTTTTAGCCATTTTTGTAATCTCCTTAGTTAGAATTAATGTTAGTGTTTCTTTACTTCTTGCTAATAGGTTTTATCACCTCCTTTACTTTCTTTCCCTGTAAGTAACTAATATACAAGGAATAATCATTTTCCAGAGTATCTGGAAGTAATCTTTTTTTTCCAGAAGCTCGGCTTCTTCCGTGATTTCTACCTATAGGCACAGTTTGAAGCAACCATTTAGTATCACTTTTCTCCTTTCTTGTTGTGTGATAAAGTACTTCGTCAAAATACGAAGGAACATCTCCGGAAAGTTTACCAGTCAAGCTTGGCTCAACTCCAATTACAGCCCCATCTTTATCTTTTATAGTATTAAGATGTGCTATAAATACAAGATTACACTGGAGGTTTAACATCTGCCGAAGCTTACCTTCCATAAGGTTCTTTACCATATCATAGTGGACATTCCAAATTGGGCCGTTTGTTTTACTGCGTCTGGGATCAAGCTGCATTGCTTTTTCCATACAAAGATCAGTCATTGCTGATAAGTTATCAGTAATTACCGTTACATACTTTCCTTCAGCAACAACTTTTTTTATTTGCATAAAGTCTGTTTCAAACTTTACCCAACCTCTTGGGCTGAGCTCATACTGCTCGTAGTCAAAATCTAAACCTTTGTATGAAAGAATCTCACCTCCGAAGTCAAATATAAAACCGGGAGTGGGGAAACTAGAAGCAAAAATTGACTTTCCCATCCCGGATTCTCCGACTGACATTACCTTTAACCACTCAGAATTTGTAGTTACATCTTTTGCTGACGGCATTTATTTTCCCTCCTTTTTATTCAGACAAATGGTCAAAATTTGACGTTTCTTGGGGTTAATTATCCAAAACACTCCAATGCTTTACATGAAAGCCTTCAAAGTTCAGATCTTTGTAAGGTTTATGCTGCTGACATAGCCGTAAATAAGGACATGCTCCATATAAGTAACAGTTGTCAAAACTTTCCGGCCACAGATTATTATCCTTAGAAAATTGAATCCCTCTTGCTGTATCAATGAAACTCAGCTTCCACGCTGCAATATCTCCAGCGGTGAAAATCTGTGGAACTCTGCGAAAGTCATAACGAACCTTACCCCAATTCCCAGTGACTTTTGATTTAGTAGACCCAGCGAAAGCAAAGGAGCATAAAGTTCCTTGAGGAGTAAAACCAAGTACTTTATCTGCGGCATAAGAGTACCCAATCAACTGCGGGCTGCGGTTTGCTTGCATAATTACTTTGTCAAGCCACCAACCAGTAGTTTTGAAATCTAAAATCCACTCCATTCCATCCATTTTTACGCAGAGATCTATTTTTCCAGTAAAGATAAGCTCAGGTAGCTTCGCAAGAAGCTTCGCTTCAATTTCACTTTCAGGCTCTATTGGGCAGGAAAACTTTTGTTCTGTAGAAAGTATTTCCAGATGCTGTTCATCATCCTTAAAATATTCAAGATAAGCATTAAAAGCATCTGCTGCAGTGTTGAAATTCTTGTAATCATCATAGTATTCTTTACCCTCTGTCTCTTTTTGGTAAATCTTGTTGCCAAGTGTAAGACCTTGGGTAATTGCAGCCATTTGTTCAGTCTGATCTTTAGGCCAGCCATTTTTCTTAATCCAAGATTGGTAACCTTCTTGAACTCCGTGATAGCAAGAACCATAGCGGAGCGCAGTACTGCCGTAATTACTTTGCCAGCCGTGTATAATTTGTAAGAAGTATTTCATTTTGCACTGACGGTAGGTTGATCTTCCGGAGTTGTCTAGGACAAGTTGGTCTTTATTTTCATTCATTCTATTGGGTTCCTTTATTTCTTAAAGGTGAGTGGAAAGGAAGGGCAAGCTACAGATCAGGTCGTACTGGTTACCTGATCGAACCTACCCTCCCCCGGTTAAAGGTTTAGGAAAGAATACCCAGGTTTTTAAGCAGCGTAGCTGCCATATCTTTCTCCGGGCCGTCAGGCATTTCCTCAAACTTACCAAGAATAGATTTTTTGGAAATCTTCTCGGCAGCCGGAGCCCTGACACTCCAATTCCCAGACTTCAGGCCTTCCCAAACCTTGTTAATGGAGTCTACAGCTGTTTGCCCGGACTTCCCGGCAGCTGCATCTCCAAGTTTCTGACTCAGCCCGTAAGGCCCAAGCAAAGCCTGAATGTTTTCCGGCAGACTTGCAAAATCAAAGACCAAGGTTGACTCGGTAATTGCCTCTTTGATAGTGAGGACAGTTCCTTCGATGATTTTAGCTAAACGTTTCTTTTTCTTCTTTGCAGGTGCTATTTCCGGAGTTGCTACTTCTTCCTGTGGAACATCTTGTTCTTGAACTTTTCCTTTTGCCATTTTTACCTCCTAATTATTTGAGAGTTTCTAGTCTAAAGAACTAATTTCTTCAGTACCTTCAACCTCTCTGTTTTTAGCAGCGTCACGAAGTATTTTCTCGAATATAGCTGCCTTTATAAAATCTTTCAAAGCTAGACTAGCATCTAAAATTACCTTCTTTATTACAATAAATTCTTCATCTGTTAATTCAGTTTGAATATAACGCAATGTATTTTCCCTCCATCAAATGATGGTTGCATTATATCATGACCAATCTCAACTAGCAAGGATTTTTTCATAGTTTTGAAGATTATTTTTCAGGGAAGAATTCCTTGATTTCTCCTTCTGTCAGGCCATTCAGCGCATCTTCTATTTCTTCTCTTGGTTTTTCATCCTTCAGCATGAGGTAAATCTGTCTCCTGCGCTCGGGGTCTATAGTAAGCTTAGACAAACTTCCATCGGTATCTTTTAAGAAGGCTACAAACGGAGTTCTATACTTTCTCTCAATTACTACATACTGCCGGGCATTCTTCAAAACCTTATTTATAAACAGCTGACTGGCGTGGACGGTATCTAGAGACGCAAAATTCTCCTTCTCCTTTTCTAACGCATTTGCAAGATCTGTTTGCTCAGATTTGTTTGCCACTCTGAGAAAAATAGCTTGGTTTATTTCTAATTTCTTTGCCTCTTCTATCCAAACTTGTGCTACTTTAGACATTTTTCCTCCTTTAAAAAAGTATTTTAGGTAAACCAATCCATACTAAAGCTACTAAGCAATACAAAAGAAATGCTACAATATATTGTTGTAGTGCTTGCATTTTTAAACCTCCAACTTTGTTACAGTAAAATTATCTCTTTGTCCGTGATATTTGTTTCTGCAAGGGTAATAAGCCATACCCAGTGATTCAGAAAGCAGCTTGACAGCAGCATTTAAGGCACTGTATTCGCTATCAGCAGGGACGTAGAATTTTCTCCACTTGTCTTTCCACTTTAGCTTTACTTCATAAAAACCTTGTTTTGTAAACATTTTCAGAGCTCCTTTCTAAAATTCTTGGTAAAACCGCTTGAATATAGGTTGCCTGGGAGCAATTAAACTACCGTAAGCTTGATATTTGTAAGTAATAATCTTTCCAAGATACTTCTCCTTATTGTCCCAGATTTCTTTTCGTTCAAAGTGAAGCAAACAACCACCACCGCAGTAGAAAGGTTTCTTCCAATCTGGACTTTGTAAAATGAAATTCCCCAGAGTTCCCGCGCCTACTTTCATATCTTGATTTGTAGCTCGCTTTGTTAAGCCCATTTCATCTATAAACTTGGGGTTTAAATTAGTTTGCTGCTCAGTGAAGCCAATGATCATTGCTTCAGCGTCTGTTAAGGGTTTTCGCTTGAAGATATTCATCTCGTTGAAAGTAGCTCGGCCTTGTTTGTACAGACCAGTCAACGTGCGAAGCATAGCACCTTCATAACCATCTTCTATACAAAGTTTAGTATATTCAATAACATCACTGGGAGAAGCAAGATAAGTTTGAGAAATAACTGTTACTCTTGGGTATAAAGGTATAGACACATTAATCCAGCGAACTTTATAAGAGCTTACAGGAAATAAAAAGCTATCGAAAATGTAGAATCTAAAATCAGGTTCGTCATATTTACGCCTTAGTGGGCCGGTGGAATTGTTGAAAACTGAAGGACTATTTGGTTTACCTATAATTAACTCCCCATCAAGACCATTAAACTCAGGCCGAGATAAAGTTTGCTGAACGAATGGGTTTGGCTGACCTTTCATAGAGCTGGTTTTAGCCGTACCATCTATTAAGCATCTGATTCCGTCAAGTTTAGGTGAACCTACAACAGGGTAAGGTAGCTTGGAAAGCTGGTTATCTTCTAGAGTTTTGTTTGGAGCTTTAAGTGGACGAGATATTAGCATCTTTCTTCTCCTTTCTCAAGTAATGATACAGTACAACCTTCTGAAACGTAAAAAATACTGTTGTCAGTTAAGGCTTTGAATATCCATGAGTCACCTGTTGCACAAGGCATCCGCAGTACCTCAGCATGATATGCTAATGTAATCTTAGCTGCATTAATATTTACGCTTACTCTATCACCAACTTTTATACACAAAGGTGATACAGAATTACCAGTATTTATCTCGCTTTCTGCTGTTTCATTTTCTTCCTCCTCAGCTTTTACTACTTCTTCATACAACTCAAGTTGACATTCTTCAGGCCTTAAACTAAACCCTGAAATAGTATAAGATATTCTTCCCTTGAAGCTTCTTGGCTTAGTTTCGCCTCTGCCTATTCTGATACACACATCTTTACCAGCATAAACATGAACAGCTTGAACCATTCCTATACTGGTTACTTTAAACGCAGGATTAAAATGAAAATCATCTTTCTTCATTTTAACAATATCCCCTGGATTAAATTTATTTTTTAACTCCGTCCATTTTGCTCTCATTTTGCTCTCCTTTCCGTTTCATAGCGTTTTGTTAAGCAATTTATAGGTACAACGAAATAGGAATCTACTGTTTTAACTTTACTATACTTATTTTCTGCTTTAGAAGGCGCTTTATTAAGTAAGCGCATTTCATTCCACCACTTCTTTTCTATACCACAAACAGCACGTTTAAGTGTAGCTGCAGGGTATTTTTCGTGATAGATTTTCAGTGCCTGTTGGAATGTCTTAAGGTAATACTTTGGTTTTGTCATTTTTTATCTCCTTTAGTATTGCTTTTATAATGTTAGCAAGTGCTGCTATAGCTGCACCATGATGACCAAGTGCTATACCAACAGTCTTCCCCGTAAAGGGTTTACCGTCAAAGTATTCTGCGTCAGCTTTCATATCTTCTGCTATCATTTCTAAGACTTCTATTCTCTTCTTCACTTCATAACCTCCTTTCCGTACATTTCTCTTAAATCTTCAATAAACCTAAGATAGCTTTGGTGTACAGCAGGTTCAAGGCATACTCTGTCTGTGGGGTTCTTGTGATCGTTAGCCAGTAGCCAGATTCCGAACCCATCAAACTTAGCATATAGGCCGTCTCCTAAGTAACTATAGGGTACTCCTTCTACTAATTCCATTTTATTTCTCCTTTCTACTTCCTCAGTAAGTGCTGGTCTAAGAGTTCTTGGGTCATTTGAAGGATTCGTTGTTGGCACTCAATATAACCAGCTACAAGTATAGGGGCAGAGATAGCGTGTGCTTCCACAATAACACCTTCGTGTTTAAGCGCTTCCTTTCTCCACTTTCTTAACAATCTTTCTGATATTGACATTTTTTATTCTCCCTTCTGTAGTAATTTTTGCAGTTTTGTTGCTCTGCGTGTAAGACTGTTCTTAGATTCTTGAATCTTTGCATTAGCAATCTTATACGAGTTTCTATTTAACCATCTTCTTACAGTTTTAAGTTTCATAATTTTATTCTCCTTTTTAAAGAATCCTTCCTTTTCTGGTAAATGCAAGAACAGTTCCGCAGTTCGAGCAAGTTATGGACATATTGTTATCTCTGCAGAAATACCACTTAGCCTCGAAATTGTAAATAAGACCATAACTTTTCAGTTTGGTCAAAGTACCTGAAATGTTATTCTTTGATAGGTGTAATATTTCAGCCACTTCTTTAGCCTTAATTCCTTTAGAATACTGTCGAATAAGATTAAGTATCTTCTTGTTGTTCATTTCACTTTCTCCTTTATTTAATTACTGCTCCACATAATTTACAGCAAGAGCCTTTAATTCCTACTCTCTTAACTCCGGCTCCAAGATTTTCGACTTTTGGTATAAAACCTCTACTTGCTATAGCTGATATTAACCACTGCGCAGAAGGATTGTAAGATATTATCTCGGGCTCAAAAGTAATACTTCTATCAAAATTTTTAGCTTTACTTAACTTTTCTTTCATGTTAGCTATCCAGGTTGGGTTTATTTTTCTTCTCATTTCACTTTCTCCTTTTTAATATTCGCAGTCATTGTTTCAAACAGCCACCGGCTGTATGGATTCAGACAAGGAGTAATTAAATTAAGCCTAAATCCAGATTCTGTAGTTTGGTTGTGAAGCTTCTCTCCAATTGCATTGAATACCTTTGCAATTCCTTCCGGAGTTTCCCTGGCCAGAATATCAGCTATGTCTATTGCACTGATGTAAATAGTCATGTTTCGCTTTAATTTCATTCTTTCTCCTTTTTCTTCAGTACATAAGGATAGTTAGAACTATCAGGAACTCTGGTTTGGTTTATAACTCGATGGAAAGCAGTTTCATATATTTCAGCTATGTCTTTCCAATAAACAGCTTGGCCTTTCCAATAAAGTGACTGCAAAGAAAAGACAAATACAGCTGTAAGCAAAGCAATAAAAAGTATATATTTAAGTAGCTCTTTAACCACCTCTTACCTCCTCCGCTTGATGCCAAGCTCGAGTGTAATTTAAATTAGCATAGTTAGCCAGTCTCTCTGCTTCAAGTTTTGTGTAAGGAGTTAAAACACCGTGGAAAAGTTCTGGGCCGGAGTGTTTGGCTTTGGTACAATCAAATTGCCTGAAAGAACCAAAGTCTTCATATAAGTCAAATAGAGCATTAAGATCAAAGTCTTCAAACAATGTCCAAGTAATGCGGTAGGTTTTTTCTTTAGTTTTAGCTTTCATCTTTCTCCTCCTCTTTAAAGGTAGTTCCGGGGCTGTTATAGTAATCTCCGAATCCAATTCTACTATCAGGCCCAGGGCATAAGTTGTAAGAATAAGATACTAAACCCATGTAATGTTGGACTCTGGGCTTACCACAGTTCTTGCAGATTTTGCGTAGAACTTTCTTTGTGTTCATTTTTAGTTTCCTTTTTTAATTTCTTTAATAATGTCAAAGTCAGTTCCATGACTATCACCTATTGGAAAATTCTGATTATCTCTCCAAGGTAATCCTAAGCATAACCAAATACCTACTTTATACAATGATTCAGTTTCTATACCTTTAAGTATAGTATAATCATCAATAAAGCCTTTGGCCTTGACAGCACCTTTGCCGGGCTTTTCTTCTACAATAATTCCATTCCTTAATTCAAATTGCCTTTTCATTTTTAGTTTCCTTCTAAAGTAAATCTTTTAAACATTTTAACTCTAATCCAAACCAGTCATAACAGATTTCATCTAAATCTTGAGGTCGGTTTAAGACTAAAGATAACTCAAAAGCTTTCATAGCATCTGCAATTAACTTATCCGCAGCTTCAGCAGATAGCTTATCTCGAGTCATGAGGATTTTCTTAATTCTGTTCATTTTATTTCTCCAGTTGTTGAAGCATTCGTTTAGTTAATTCTACATTACTTTCTATTCTATTACGTAATTCCCAACATCTATCACATTCATAAGTAGCATTATTTGTAGTTTTATCACCACACCAGCTACAACAAACTGTAGTATACCTTTTTCGTTTTGATATATGTTTTATCATGTTTTACTCCTTACTTAATTGTAACAGTAATTTCAATTGAGCCTGAAATTTCAACTTTTGTATTAAGTTGTTTTTCGACAGCAGCTTGAATGGTTTTTTCTGTTGGTACAGGTACAAAAGGCTTCGAGTCATGTATAGAAGGCTTAGAAAACTCACGTAAACCTTTCTGATAAATACGAACTTGCTTAACAAGTTTGTTAAGATAAGCTGTGTTTTGTTTATCTTTAGGTTCACAAGTACTTGAATAAAGAAAGGAGTTTCCGGATTTTTTGCGCAGAATGATTGGTGTTCTATAGTGTTTTATGCGTGTCAGATTTAAGGCCTTGTAAACAACAGAAATTGTTGTGGATAAAACTTGATTGGATCCTGTCCAGTTGATGGATTTGGCAATTTCCTTGGGTGAGATTCGATTTTCGCTGTTTAAAATCACCCAGATGATATTTTCTATTACTGAAGAAAAAGGTCTTTCCATAATTCCGTACTCCTTTCTAATTTCGTTATCTGTTAGATGCCGAGCTCGCTTTGAGACTCGAGGGCCTTTCTTTGGTGGGTTTTTATAGGTTTTGTGATTGCCACTAAGTGGAAGGTTGATATGTTCCTGACGGACTTCTTCGATTTCAGCTGTTTTTTCTGAATCAAATTCATCTGCCAAGTCTCTTGTCAAAGACTCTCCGTTTAGTGTAATTCCTTCAAATTTTTGGCTCATTTTCTTTTCCTTTCGAAGCAAAGCTTCTTTAGTCTAAATAACCTTTCTCTTCCAGGGCAAGCCAAGTTCTTTTGATAGATTCCTTTGTACTAAGAAGATTACAAGGGCATTTGTATACTCCTATGTTTTTAGAAGTGTAACGGTATGGAGGTAAACCAATAAAAGCTCTGCATACATCGCAATAGTCGTCATTTATTACAGTACTACTCCAAGGACAACCACTGCAAGGACTTGGTCTATTTAGCAGTAAAAACAGCTTTTCTACGTGTTCTTTTTCAGTTGGCATTTTTAAATCTCCTTTACTTTACATTAATTCCTACAAAACAAATCAGCCAAGTTAAAAACACCACTACTCCCCAGTCTCCGATTTCTGAGCTAAGTGATGTTAGAAAATTTTCTTGCCGGACTTGTGGAGGTTTAGTCTGCGACCATTCTCTGAATGTCATTTTCAGATCTCCTCTATTTTTATTTGCTTAAGGAATTTATAAACTGCCGAGGCTGCCCTTTGTTGAGCTCTTCTGTTATCTATCCATATTATTGCTGTCCACAATCTATAGTGACTACCGTCGTGCATACATACAGTACAACCACCAATATGATTGGGAACTGTTCGCCAGGGACATTTTCCACAATTAAACTGCTCACAGAATGGGCAGTTATTGAAATAGTACTCTCTACTAAGTCTCTTCTGCTCATGTAACTTCCGTATAGCACCTTTTTTATCTGTTGATCCAGATTGAGCAAGATACTTCCACAGAATTAAACACTCTTCAACGGCTAATCTGTCTTTTGCTTTTGTCATTTTAAATCTCCTTTAAAATAAGTTTTAACTCCATTTCAGAAACCATTTTAATGTGTCAGACATGGCGCCGGCAGCAGAGATGCTGATCTTTGAAATTACGTATCTTAACTTCCATGATCTATCAATTGGAGTATGTTGGGAGCAATCTAAATCTGACATAACCATTTCCTTGCCAGGATGACATTTATCATTTGCACAAGCATTACATTCTTTCATTTTAAATCTCCTTTTGGGCGTTGCCCATTCAGAAAGGTCAATTTTTGACCTTTTTACTTGGTTGATTTTCGTAAATGGTACTTTAAATATTTAATCCATCTGGATGTGGAGTTTGTTTTCTGCAGATAGTTTAACCTTTTTTCTTTTTGCTGCTTTGATAAACCATAAATTTTCATTTTAGCTCTCCTTTTGATTAATTTTTGGTAAAGTCTTTTAAGACTTTCCTTACTTCCTTGCTCCCAGGACGAGTCCAGTGGGAGATGTTGTTCAGAATGTACAAAACCTGAACAGAAAGATCAGAACCAGTCATAAGAAGAGCGTGTCGGCAGTAATTTACAGCGTAGTTTAAGCTTGTTAAATAGCTTCCCTTATCTGCAAGTATTACCCTGATTGCGGCCTTTACTTCTTTTTCGGTGACTTCTATTTTTGATTTCATTTTTACTCCTTTAAAGGTTTACCTTCTTTGTCCAACTTCTTCCTTTTCTCCATATCTTGGGGAAACAGCATTTCCTCTAAACTTTCCGGAGCAAAGACTTTCAACTGTTCCAGGATTTGATCTTCTGTCATGTTGAAACCTTTTAAAATTTCAATTATTTCATCTGTGGATTTTTTATCCTTAATTAAAAGCTGAAGAATTCTGTTGGCTTCTTTGGAAAAGGTTTCAGTATCCTTTTTAATCTCTACCAAGATACCATCTCTAACAGCAAAAATTGGTAAAGATTTTTTTAGATAAAGCTTTAAGTAATACTGTCCATTTATATCTTCAGTGGACAGACCAATATCTCTCATTTTTTCTAATCCTGCTTGCTTTTCCATCTTATTTCGCAGTCGGAAGGCTGTGGTTCTTAAGACATTTCGGTGCTTTACATCTTTGCAAGGGATTAGTATTACTTCTTCTTTGTCGCTGAAAATTTGCATAATTGCTTCTTCTATTACATCCATTTTTTAGTTCTCCCTTCTTTCAGGTTCGTATTTATAAATAAACTCAAAAATTGCTTCTTCTGCAATATTTCTAATTGGTAAGTTATGTATAGCTGCATACATACTTAGTTTTTTGTGTACTTCTTCATTAACAAGAACACAAATGCATCTATCTTTAGATTTAGGTATTTTAGTTAAAGGTTTTTTGATTAAAGGTTTTGGTGTGAATTTTGGCATTTTCAAATCTCCTTTCTTTGAAGTTTAACTGCCCAAGCCTGCTATCACTTGATAACAGGATTCGGCGGTTAAGCCTGATTACATGATAGTCACCTCCTTTTTAAAGTTTAAAGTAAAACTTTCCTGTAAAAACTTTAAAAGTGGGTATATGAGACAAAACCCAAAGCCGAAGTAGATTAAAAATATGTAAAGCCTGATCTTTCCTGCGCTCATTTTAATACCTCTTTATTTGCATAACTTTAGAAATTTTATAACTATTATCTTTTTTAATCTGTTTAGCTTGGGCTAAAATTGAAGCAGATTGACTACTATCCGCATAAACAATTTCGCACTGACCTGTAATAAAGGTAACAAGAAATTTTTTATCTTTCATTTTTAAACCTCCCTTTTTAATAATCATCTTCTCCCCAACACTCACCGTTTTCAGCAGCTTCTCTGTGCCAGTCTCTGTGCTCATTTAACTTCTCACACTTCTCACACTGCCACGGATAACCACTTGGAGAAGTTGAGCCACATTTTACAGTGATTTCTTTGTACCCGTATCCTCTGGGGATATATTCTTGCATTTTTTTTCCGCAGCCTGCACTCATGATGTTCTCCTTTTTTGGTTTTGTTTAAGTAGAATTCGCCGGTGGTTGAGAAACTTATTTTTCTATTCCAGCCTCTTCTATAAGCCTATCCAGTGACCACAAATCACCATCTATTTCAATATCAATCTGTTTTGGAAAGACAACTTGCGGCACTCCATCTGACCAGATTGTGGTTCCTTCGGGCCTGATTCTAATTGTTACTTCAGTTTTCATTTTAAACCTCCCTTTTTATTTTGGATTATAGGTCATTTAATGGTTTTGCTTCATTGGTCGGTATCCGCTGACACCGCCGGGCTTATGTACGGTTCAAGTACACATTCTTTGTTTGCAGTTAAACTTGTAGAAATGCTTGTTAACTGGTATTTATCTGTTGAATACTGATAAGATTCTTCTGCGTCAATATAACCTATTGGATGACTTTTCCAGACATAACTATCTCGCCAAGCAGTAATTTTCCACACTTGCCGATACATAAATGCTTTATAGCTTGGTATTGTAAGACTAATTATTTTCATTCTAAAACCTCCGGTTTTGGGATTATAAGTCATCTTATCACGTTTCAATCCAGAAGTCAATGATTATTTATAATCTACGGTAACATTTTTAACAAATATACAATGAACAATAAACCAATGAACAATGTAACATTGCTTGGCTTGTCCCGTTTTTACCATTTAAATATTGACCTTTATAACTTACTTCGAGTAAGTCTTCTGACTTAAGCTCTTTTTCGTTTTTTATTTATATTATATACTATATATATATATATATATTATTATATTTATTATTTTTTAAGAGAAAGAAGGGAAGAAAGGCTTAAAGGAATTTATTGTTAAGGAACCTGGTCAAACTTTATTGGGTGAAAATGGTACAAGCCAGGGACTGTTACATTGTTCATTGGTTCACTGTACATTGTTCTATTGTTACAAATGTTATAAATGTTAATTATTTACTGAGGCTTTGCCTTTTTACTGAGTCTTATTCAGTGTTTAGAAGCTTGCTTCCAGAAGAAAAAGGCCAGTTCAATGTTTCTGAACCAGCCTTTTTTGTTTTTTACCTCTTATGAGCGTATTCTACATCAGCATCATGTAAGTCTGGAAGACCAGTAAAATCTCGTTTAAACCCTCTTGGAACAGCGAAATTAAATCTGACAATTCCATCTGCCATTGCCTGTTTCAAAGGCATATCTTGACAAGATATAACAACTGACATTAATTCGTCATTTGCTATTGCCAGCATTTCTTTAGCGTCATCTACTTGCTTCAAAGCATCTTGAATTCTTGACATTTTTAAGTCTCCTTCATTTATTTGGTTAAGACAAAAAGTCAAATATTGACCTTTCTTAAATGAATACATCAAAAGCTCCGCTTTTGCCCATATTCTTTATAATAAACCTGTTTTCAGTTAATTGATTATTTTTTGTTCTTTTTCGATGCTTCCTCAAACTTATCGTTTTCAACTTTCTTTTCTGCTTCGCTGGCCAGATGCTTTGCTTGGATACTGATAAACTCATCAAGCTTCGCTTGATCTTCATCAGTGAAGTTTTCACTGTCCAGAAGCTTTTTGGCCATAAGGCCTTCGAGGGAAACAACTTCAGCCTTAGCTTTCATACTGTTTACAGCCTTTTTATTCTCAGCTGCTCCGGTGGCATTGACCCTCTTATCACTGGTTTCACCTTTCAGAAACAATTCCCACTTTGCCTTGGCCAAAATCACTTTTGCATCGGCAGTTTTTTCCATTGCGCCAGCATCTGCCAGATTCTGCTTAACTCCGTAAACAACCAGATATTTTTGTACTTTATTGAACTTCAAAAATTCAGGATATATATCGGCCAGATCAAAACTCCAAAGTTTTGTTGCTGGTGTGTCTGAATCAATATATTTTCCCATTTCAAGGATTGAACCGAACAGATCCCAACTAATTATACGCTTTGCCATGATAAATCCCCCTTCAAAACTTGTTTTGAATTTTGAAAACAGATTCATTATAAAAAATATGGGCTTTTTATGAACGATATTTTAAGGGCTTTGCCCTTTCTGCGTAAAACTGATTATCGTTATTTTTAAAAGATCATTACGCGCATTTGCGCGGGCGTGAACCTGATTCCCGTATTCAATACGGTCGACTGGTCGGATTATACGATCCGCCTTCGTACCAGTATAATATGCAATGGATATGCCAAGCACTTAAATAAAATAAAATTTTAATTTATTGAATAAAATCAATGGGTTAGAAAATTGGTAAAATTCGACAAAGACCTGAATGTTTATTATATTGAACCAGCTTTTGAAAAATTGAATAAAATCAATGGGTTAGGAAATTCAAAATAATAAACCACTGTATGAAAAAGGATACATGGTTGTGATTTGCCCAAAATTGAACGCATTTTTGAAATGCATACTACGATACCAATAAATCAAATGCGTTCGATTTTGGTCACGTGAACCCCGTAAAATTGATTTTTTTGTTCACCTTTACGCCCGTATATCAATCAAATCTACCGATCAATATCCATCAAATCTGCAGCTAATCCGCCACACAAAACGTTCCGAGATTTAATACTTAGTGCTTCATACTAAACACTGAATGGAGAACTAAACAGTGAACCAAGATTCATTCACTGACTCCGTACTCATTAAGTATGTCAGCGTTCGGAATGAACCCTATTCTTTCTGTGAATTGTATTCATTGTATGTCAGACATTCATAATGAACTATACTTAATTAATGAATATCATTCAGCGGCATGGCTGTATTCCACTGAATCATATTCAGTAAATGGCTTGTGTTCATCTACTGAGTCACGACTCAACCTCTAAACCATTTGCAAACAATGAATGTCAGTCAATCAATGACCAATCCCTTATTTAATGAATTTGATTCAGGCGGGGGTGCGAGGGCCATCTTCCTTTTGTATTCTGTATAGATAGCCCCAGATTCCCCCAAAGGGCAAAATAGACCCAAGGTCTTACAAGCGCGCTGCGCTTGGCTTGTTTCACCCATACCACCGGCGAAATATACTGACGAAATTATCTTTCATATCTAGAAAATAGTTATTGACTTCTAGAAAATACCGTGATATGGTAAACTATAAAATCAAAGTAAACTTTGAAAAGGTCACACAAAACAAGTTTGGGAGAAGGTAGATGGATACTGCAAGTTTAACAAATGGTTTAGAGAGAAGCTTAGCTCCAATGCAAGTTATACCTTTAGAAGAGTTGCAAGCTGAAGCCTTAGAAGCTAAGCAAGACTTTATAAAACTACAGGTTGTTTACTTTTGCGAAGCAAACGGAAAAGAAGAACTTTGTGTAAGATATAGCCCCGGCCCCGCTGGAAACTGTACACGCCAAGGCTCCAGCGATAATGTTTATCAAAAACCAACTTGTAAAATTTTAGTTTAAGGGTTTTTTATGAAAGCAACAGAAGTTTTAAAAAAGATTCTGACATTTAAGGATATAAGCAAAAGTACAAGAGATTCATTTGAAGGCTATACAACTGAAGATCTTGCAAATAAAAAGGCTTTGTATACGCATGAAGAAGCGTTAGAGCAGGTATTTAGCTTTGTTGAAAACTTTTTAAAGGAAAAAAGACTTGTCTAGAAAGAAATTCGTGGATATGGAAGTTGCGTTGGATTTGCTGGATCGCGGGGAAACTATACCTGTAATTGCTACTGAACTCGGTATATCCCAGCCCACGCTTCGGGCTAGAATCGCGGATTTAAGTAAAAAGCAAGGAGTGCTTCTGCAGTACAGAGAAATCCAAAGCCTCCAACTCACTGAGCTGCAGGCCAGATGCCTTGAAGCAATCACGCCGGATAAGATAGAAAATGCTTCACTTCGGGACTTGGTAATGTCTTACAAGATTTTGAAAGACAAGGAACAAGTAATCGAAGGCAAACCCAGTGAAATAAAAGGCTTGGTTGCGCACTTGGTATATATGGAAAAGCAAGAAGGTGTTGTTAAAGATCACAAGGAAACAGACTTTGAAGATGCAGAGTTTACTGACGAAACAGCGCCAGAAGTTCTGGAAAAAGACTTCTCAACACGACTTGCGGAGATTGATGATAATGATTTCTCATCCTAAGTTTGAAAAAGGAAGTAAGCTGACAAAGTCATTATTTGACGTTTCTGGCAATAAAGTCACCTTTATGGACTTGTTAACAAAGTCGATTGGAAAGAAGCTTCCTAAGACTAAACCTGAAAACAAAAAATCCAGGACTGAAAGACTGGCCGGCCCGTGGAGACATGATTTCAAAAACAACTGTATAAATTGTAACAGAGCCTTCCATCTTCAAGTACACCATATCACTTACACCCCACCAATTACTGTATTTCTTTGCAAAACCTGCCATGATAAAATTACCTTATTAAATAGGCATACAGCTGTAGTTGCCGGGACTAGCTTAGAATACAAACTTGCCTTTACTAACAGAGTTCGGGTAATTATTTGGCGGTGGTTCTTAGCTAATCCGTGGCCAGATAATACAGACTTACCTTTACTAATTAAACAAATACTCTATAAAACAAAACAAGTGATACCTAGGAAGAAAAATCCGAGGAACGTCCTTCTGCGGGGTTGTGATGTCTCGGCAAGAAACAAGCTTTCTAGGTATCACTAACTTGTACTCAGTGTTTCACGCCGGTGGCCTCCAGTCTTGTTTCTTGGTACTCAACCCCGCATGATGCCACGAGCATATACCACATCGAAGATACAATAAACAATTTATAAGTTGAGGTTATTATGGCAGCAGTATATACAATAAATAACGGAATTATTAATTTATCTGTAATAGATGAAGATTGGCACTTTCCAGGGCCGGGAGTATTGTACGTAGCATCTATTGAATTTCTTCCTGGAGCAGTGGGTGATAAAATCATCTTTCGTTTGGACGCAGATACAGGCTCAAAAGTTACAAGTATGCTGTCTACAGATGGAGGGCCAATGATTAAGTATTTTAATCCTGCTTTTCCGTTTGGTGCTAAAGCGCTAGATCTTTATATTAAGTTTTCGGAATGTGTTTTAAGTGTGGGGCATGAAGTTATTATAGATGCTAAACTTACATTAGCATAATGTTGGGTTTAGGCGGACGTAAAAGGAGATTATAAATGGCATTTGTTGAAAACATAGCAAAACGCACATACTCGGGACGGGTGTACGTTGATGCTGGTATTAAACGCGCCTCTATATCCCTGGCACGTTTGCATTATGAATCAGTGCTCGGCTCCGGTGTGCATGACGCCGAAATCAATTGCGATCCGGTTAGGGTTAGCAACCCTGTTTTTGATGGTTGGAGAATCACATCAAACGGTTGGCATTTTGCAGTTGGGCAACCCGTTAATAAATCGGATGGTTGGGTAGGATTCGGTGGTAGAAAAGGGCAAAATTGGTTTCAATTTAGACTGCACCGTATCGGTTATTTGCATTACCCTACACGCGATTGGCAAGACATTGGCGGTGCACCTGACTATGATAGAGCTAATCTATCCCGGTCAACACAATCAATAACTATCGGACCCAATGCCGATCCAGTTAACATTGGATCACAGGCAGAATGGCGCAACCTTTGGTCAACCCCCGGGGGAGGTGAATGCAGTGTAAGATGGCGTGTTAACGGTGATGGTCTCAAAGAAGATGTTGTTTTAAACCAATCCGCGAGGGAGTGGATTGCAGCCAACCGCCCGCCCGAAACATCCGTACCTGAAACATATTTTGGTTTCGTTTTTAAATTGGATTGGTCGGAGATTCCCAAAATCGTAAAAGACAGTATAGAGCAATCCGATAGCAGTGATTTTGGTGCTGATGGCTCGGTAGAGCTGCAAGATGCAGCAGACCGCTTGCTTGCTTTTCTGCCGATAGATTATGTATCAGTTGGCTCCGGCAAAGATGCTGTAAAAATACCTCTGAAAAAAAGATTCTGGTTTGATGGGACCAATCATTATTTGCTCGTTGGTGCCAAGGTCGCCGATATCAACAATCTGCCCACTGGTGATTTAGTTTTCGATCCATCGATAACACAGGAGACGGTTACTAACGACGCAGATGGAGGTGTGGAAGATTGGGGTGACTGGCATGACGATTGGGGTGCCTATATCGGAGATTACGACGACAGCAATTTTGAGCATGCTGGTATTCGTTTCCAAACGATCCCGGACATAGCACAGGGGGATACGATCACTGATGCGACACTAACCGTCGAAGCGGGGTCAACAACCGAAACCACTGTAATTTTTATATGCTATGGAGATATCGGAGCCAATTACTCTGGCGCGTGGGGTTCGTCATCACGTCCCACCAGTGGCTTTACAGACTCAAGCGCTGGTGATACTGTTACAATCGACGCTTCAGGCGATTGGGTTGACGGGACAGAATATGAGCTAGATATCACTGACTGTGTGCAGGATATTGTTAATTTGAGCGGATATAGTACTAACGATAATATGCGTTTTGCGCTCAAAGCACAAGGATCAACAACTAATGGAAGTCATATCAGAATCAATGTTGATGATTGGGATGATTACCCTCCCACCCTAGATATTGAGTATACAGTTGGTGGGGTTACAGTGCCACCATTAGCAATGCACCATTATAGACAAATGAGAATATAAGGAGAAATTAAATGCAATATTTAAAGGCAGACACAGCGGCGACAGTCTTAGTTGGCCCATTTTTAGATAAGGACGATGGTGTAACGCCGGTTACAGACATTGCGCTGGGTACTGCTGACAGCGCAGAAATTATGAAGCATGACGGAACTACATTCCAGGACGCTTCTGCGCTCACATTCACGCATAAAGCCCACGGTATGTATACACTTGTGATTACTGACGGGTTTCCCTCAGAGGAAGGACGGCTAACCTTTTTTGTGAGTGACGCAAGCGCGTGTTTGCCTGTATGGGCAGAGTTCATGGTCGTGAATGCTAACGTTTATGACAGTCTTTTCGCAGTTGCAGCCACGGATTACCTGGACGTTCAGGTTAAGGCGATTGATGCTAATGCTATTACGGCAACAGCTATTAACGCCGATGCAATAACTTCTGCCAAGATTGCAGACAACGCCCTTGCAAATGAACATTTTGCAGCTGGTGCTTTGACGGCTACAGAGATAACAGGTGCAGCGGGGTGTGCAGTATCCTCCATAGGGAATGATGTTATTACTCCCGCGTCAGTAGACGAGGATGCCGATTTTGTTATTCAAGCACTTTCGATTACAAACGCCCTTGACGCTGGGAGTGTTCTTGTGGATGCAAACGCTACGATATCTGGGGATCTTCTCGTAACAGGAACCACGACCCACACCGGAGTTACTACCCTTACCGGGGCGGTTTCTTATGGTGCTGGCTTTGATATTGTCGGAGCATTGAGTGCAAATAGTCTGTTGATTGATACCGATGCTACGGTGACACAGAATCTTCTCGTGACTGGAACCACAACTCATACCGGAGCGGTTACATTAACTGCCGGTATAAATGCCGGGGCGGTTTCAGGAACTTTACCAGCGGACTTTATCACAGAGACTTCTATTGAAGATGCTGCGATAAATAATGCAACCTTCGCCGCTGATGTCGGAACCACAGCACACGGTACAAATCATATCGCTCTTGCCTGTAAAAAAATACTTGAAGAGTTTAATCTTGATCATCTTCTGAAAGTAACCACGGGTGTAGATGCTGATGGTGATCTTGAAAGTTTTGTAGTTGCTAAAACGGTGATGGGCCATTTAATGAGTACAAGCGCGGATGCAACGCTTTATAAAGCCACTACCGATTCGATGGAAGCTCAAGGAGTAGCAATTGCTGCCGTCCCAACCGCAGCGGAGATATGGGATGCCACCGAAGCGCTGACCGGGCAAACGCATTCATTCGAGACAATGATGGCGCAAATATACCGCTTCTTAATGAACAAAATGAATATCACAGATGCAGACGGAGTTGTTGCCTTGAGAAATGAGGCAGACGGTGCAGATATAATGTCAGGCGCGGTCACAGACAACGATACCACAACGGTACGGATTGCAGCGACCTGGGCGTAAGGAGGCAGAGTGGCTTTACGAAACGGAATAGATACGGTTGCGATTGCATCTCACGGTGTTTACACAGAAACGTATGGGAGTATGGCCCCTGCCAATATTGCTAATCTTTACGCAAGTATGGGCTATCTCGAAAATGCGCCGAATGTAACGATTAAAATTATCAATATAGTAATGCAGTATTATAGGAGACTAAGAAATGGCTAAAAAGCTAACGCTGAAAGAAATTTATGCCAAGATAAAAGAGGGGTATGACATTGAAGTTCAGTTGGAACCCTACAAAGACGGTGGGACAGAGAGCAGAAAGATCGAGCGAAGTTCCGGAACGATTCTTGACTGGCTCATTAACAAAAAGAAGTTTTCCCCCGAGATGGCCGGGGCCGGGTTGATCAGCACGTTAATGGAAATGAAACAAGGGCTATCTTTTCCAGGTGATGGTTCTTACGGTTCAAAGGGTAATGAGATGGTGCATTACGTTGCTCAAAAATGTGATCGATTTAATAAACAGCAACTACAGTTTGAAATGTTTAAAACCATTGCCGGAGCAAAAATTGAAGTCATGGAAGAGGTTGTCTTTGAAATGACCAGGAAGATGTTGCCGGCCCCTTTGGTTTGGCTGTCGCCTGGAACCTGGCGTTGGCTGAAAGCTCGACGGAAAAGGAAAGTAAATGAGTCTTCATAATGGGATAGACACAGTGGCAATAGCGACACTTGGAGTTTATACATCAACTTACGGAGCAGCAGCGCCTGGAAATATTGCTAACTTATTTGCTTCATTTGGGTTTTATGAAGATGCACCTCTTGGTGTTCTTACACTTATAAGGGGTCTTATAAGAATGGGAATGGCGCTAAGGTAAAGGAGAATTTAAAATGAAAAGGTTTAAATGGTTGTCAGTAGTTTTAGTTTTGTTTTTTGCTTTTGTTACTTTTACTTATACTGTTCCTGGAGGAGTTGTAAATGCTGGGACTGTTACAGTTATTCAAGGTGATCCTCAGATACAAGTTACTCAGCAGTATTATGTTACTGGAATTGGTGATATAGCAGCTACTATGCCGACTATGCCAACTAACAACGTTTCGTCTATTGAGCTTGTATCTATTAGGTTGCATCTGTCAGCTGCAGGGGGAGCAAATGATTTTACTGCTACAATAGATTCGCATTTAGGTGCTGAATATGATACTGTTCTTCTTATTCAAGATATGACTACTGCTACTGATATATTTCAAACTTATGTTCCTGAAGAAGCGATTTTGGATGGTAAGTCTGGTTTAGTTTTTGCTTGGACTAATGGAAGTCAAGTAACTTATGGACTTGAAATTATTTATAAGTTGAGGTAATGATATGAAAAAGCTTATTGTTTTATTTATTCTATTTATTGCTTCTTATGCGTTTAGTAGTACACTATGGCTTGATGGAGTAGTACAAAATGGAATAGACCAGACCAGTGTAGAAATTACTGGCGGGACGATTGATGGTGTAGTAATTGGAGATACAACTCCTGCAGCAATAAATGGCACAACCGGCACGTTTACAGGGTCCGTAAGTGCGGGCAATGCAATCTATGACAACATCTATTCCATTGGTCAGGCGGGCCGGGCAGAGAAAGCCAAATTAGGCCTGTAATGATAGGGATTACAGACCTAAACGAAATGAGGAAACTATGAAAAAGCTACTTTTAATTTTGACAATTTTACTATTTACAGTTCCGGCTTTCAGCGCTGATGTCAAGCTGGCTTGGGATAC